TCTTACCTTCACCACGATATTTTCGAGGACCAGTATATTTTTGAGGTTTTTTTTCTTCTTTTTTTTCTTTGTTTGCCATTATTCGCCTTTCGGTTCTTTCTTTTCTTTAGGAGCTGGCTGCGGGTTGGCTGCCTGTTCCTTTTCGCGTTTCTTTAATTTATCTTTAATCAACTGTTTCATCGGTGGTTCTACCAAGTCTATCAGCGTTTCTTTATCAATAGCTTGCGCTTTAAACAAATTAAATGCAAGTTGTTTTAAATCTTCGGTAAAGATTGGGCTATTACTGTGGGCATCCACTTTAACCACAAAATCTTTACTAAATTGTTCTGCAATAAACGGCACATCGTCTGTATCGCGAAAGTGCGTGTCGTCATAGGCTTGCATCATCTTAAGATACAAAGTTGCTACCTTTTCCAAACTGTCTTCCACAATCAGGGCGCGTTTTTTAGCGCGTGAGCTACCCAGACGAGCTAATTGGCTGGCATGACCCGTAGATCGAACACCCGCCTCGCCTTTTCCGCTCAATACATTGGAAATGCCCGACACTTCGGAGAACATTGCATCAATTTCGTGAATCACCTCAAATAAATCGGGTGGCATCTCTGGTGCTAGGCGATCGACTTTTGCTCCTGGCATATCGGTGGCAATCATTGAGCCAGCGCGTTGCATAGCAAAATATTTTTCATCTGTAATGCCTGAGAAGCCGCTAAATGCCGTTGGTGGTGATACTTGCTTTGATAAAAGGTCTAAAACCTCGGTCATACGGGTGTTGCGCAGCTGTTGAAGCAAGATAAGCTGTTGGCACTCAGATGCACCCCAGAAATAATCATATAAAGGGTTAGGGCAGATCTGTACAAACGGACATTCACCTTTAAGGAACACGGATGCTCCAGGTCTATCGTAAATGATGACATCGGGCGCGGCCATAGTGACCACTTGATAATCCTCGGTGTCATCGTTCCACACCCATAGCTCAGTCATTTCAACCGTATCTTCGGCAACTTTAGACTTGTAGCGATTCATGCCGTACAAGTCCATGTTTACATTACCGTAGATGGTAGGGTTAGTCTGGCTCATCACAATGCGGTTTACGGCATCAGGAATGTCCGATTCAGACACTTTTGTGCCTGTAGTGACGCGAGACACAATGGAATCGCGTTTTGGATGGGAATACAGACGGGCGTATAGCTCGGACTTGGTAATGTAGTAAGTTTGGACAAGAGCTTCTTGCCTGTCTGTATAAGGGGTATCTTCGCGCAACACACCAATAGCGGAAGGTTCAATCATGTACGGATGAATACCGTTCTTGTAAACCAGCTTGATAAAGGTTGTGTTGTAAACCAACGACCAGGTTAACGCGGTTGAAAAGACTTGGTCTGCATTGGAGTTGAGCCACTCATCATTGAGGGCTTGGGTTAATGCTGGAGACTTGCGCTGCTCTGCGGTATTCACAGATGCGCCTAACGCGATGGAAAATCTGGTGGTTTCAGCTGAATATAAAAAGCTGGTCAGCTGATCTAAGTGAGGGTGAATCTTATTGAAATATGCTGGTGGAGACTCTGGATCATTACCAAACAGATAAAAAGAACGCAGAGTGGTGTAGTCTCCGCGCCTTTCTTCCCGTGACACCATACACTTTTGAATGATGTCTAAATAGAAATCCTCTCTGTCTTCGCCTGTAGGTATTCTCATTTTTTAATCTGTAAGTTGTCGGGATCTCTCATTGTACTCATAGGATCGGTTACAGGTCCTGTTTTAATCCCAGCTTGGCTCGGTGTCAAGCCCACTTGTTCATCTCGTACTGGTTTAGCAAAACGACCCGCTAGAACAGATTGCAGATTCATGCCTTGGAATCCACCGCCCCAGATCGCGGAGTCACCAGCGCGGCTTTCTTTTGGCGTTTCGACAGGGGGAACTGGTTTAATTTTGTCTTTGTTGCCACGCTTGCGGGTGGCGTACTTTTCGGCGTCTTTGTACTCTTTTTCGGTGAACTTGTTTTTGCGGGTGAGGTAGCCGCTTTGGTTTTCACCTTCTCTGGTGGTTTTGATGTCGGACATAGCAAATTCGATTGCGAGTTGCTTGGTTGACTTATCGGTAAAGGTGGTTTTCGCACTAATGAGATTAGGTGCTTGCAAAAATACGACCATAACTTCTTCATGGCAATCCTTCATTGGACATTGCGGTTTACGAGCTTCAAAGTATCCGTGTTTTGGACACTTGTAATCATTTATTACTGCCATTTCTATCCCCTTTTCAACTGTTCGTCAAGTGTTAAAACAGAGTAGTCATACTTGGGCTTGACTCCCACGCTGACTTTGAACTGCCCATTAACCAGTTCCAACCCCGTACTGCGTTGCATTACAGGCTTGGCTTCCTTGCGATATTGCACAAATTTGCTGGTATCTCGGTTTTGCATAATGGCAACTTCACCTTTAATCCATGCCTTATACGCTTTATCCACTCTGCGCTGGACAGTCTCGCTAAGTGGCTCTGTCTCATATAGGAATATGTCGCGCAAATACAAGTGGGAAACGCCAGCAAGCTCGGCAAACAACGCAATAGAGATACCGCGATTCTTGTCTTGGAAGAACCGTTTAATAATCCGTTTTAATTCGGACTTAGGGTAAACCCGTTTATTTTCCATACACTCCTATCCTTTTGAGATAGTCAGATACATTGCGGCCTACTGTCAACTGTTCTGGAGTAAAGTCATCTTGCGATTTGGAAATGGTACGGGTAATCTTTTGTGCAATCAGGCGCGGCTGGACTTGTTCAGCAAAGGCAGCACAAGCTAAGGCACAGGCAATTACGCGGTCATCTTTGTTACGACCAGACGCTTCGATAGACCCGCCATCACGAATGGTGGTCTTCATTTCTTCAATGGTGTCCATGTCCCAGATGTCCATCATGCCGCGCTCAAAGTAATCTTTCATGTAAGTAAGCATCCGCTCTTTGGTAGCAGCCGTTGTCATCCAACCAATCGAATTGGACACGCCACCCAAAGTGTCGTTTCTGCGCCAAATGTAGTTCTGCATATTGCCGTACACATCTAAAAGGTCTTTTCCTAAAGCCGTACCCATAGAGGCTGCTTGACGCTTTAGGTTACGCAACTCGTTGATGACCGCTTGTCCTGGACCATTGATCTCTAGGTTAAGGGTAGAGTTCTTGTACGCGCCCGCTAGGTGAGCGATGATCCAAGCAAACTGGTAGGTGTTTAATTCGCTTGTTGCAAACGAAGCCACTTGTTCAAGTCCGTCTGCGTAGCAACGAAACACTTGGATACAAAATCGGTCTGCCCAATCAGAAGATCCGTAAGCGGGATCAGCACCGATAACATAATAAGCAGTATCCACAGGCTCTTCCCAAACCTTGAGCGTGGCCAGCCTTTCTGTGGACTTAAGAACCTCAGTATCTTGGAAATTAGCCCCAAAGCTATAGCGGTAAGAATCAAATGAACGCTTTTTAAGTCTTTTAACGGCATCTGTACACCTCGAATTAGAGAAGAACGATGTTCCCGTCATTACAAAGGCGTAGTCCTCGGTAGGCGGGAACTCCTGATACATCAGGCTATCATCTTTCATGCCCTCGGTCATCTTCCAACGCCACCACGCAATTTGACGAGAATTGATTTCAAATTGGTACAGTTTTTTGATGTCTCTGACCCATTCTTTTTCTTCGCTGGTTAATTTGCCATCCCAATAGGTTTTGTACACGCTGCTCTCAGGATCAGCCATGTAAAGCTCATTACGCCACCAACCGCAGAAGATTGCCTTCTGAGTTCTAGAGCGTTTGGCGGTGGCATACATGTCGTGAAACATATTGAAGCCACGGGCAGTCGATTCAAAGATGTACAGTCGGTCTGGGTTGGTTTCCGCTAGGGAAGCCAAGAGAGAAGCAAGTCCTTCTTCATCACCCCACGATGATGTTTCAGTTCCGTGGAGGAAGGTAATACCCTTACCGCGACCCAAAGATCCTTTCGCTCTAAGCCCAGCGACTTGATAAAAGAGACGACTGCGGTTTTTGAGGGCAAGAGCATTTCGGTTGTGAGTAAGGATCGGGACTTTGTACTTCTTGGGGAGACCGTCCATATACATGCCAATGGTGGATCGGAACATATCTCGGTTCTCTTCCGTATCTGTTGTAAGCGTTCCTTGAAGCCCTGGGTTGAGGAAGTGCCAGTAGAGGTCAAGTGCGAGGGAGATTGTGGTGATTCCAAGTTGTCGTCCTTTTAAAACTACAAAAAAGTGGATGCCTTCTTCAAGACCTTTGGCAATTTCGTCCATGACATAGGTCTGTGTACCAAGCAGCTGATCCATACGAACCAGACCCTTTTCCTTGGTTTCAATTTGAAGGGTTTTGCAAAACTCATAAAAGTGGGCAAGATTAAACTTACTCATGCGTAATCCAAGGTAATTTTCCGTTAAAGCGGCGCAGCATCTCTAGGTTACCCATGTCAAAATATTCTCGTTTCACGCCACAAGTGCCGCCAAGGCGAAAATTAAAGGTGTGCTGACCCGTAGCTTCAAATTTGGGAAAGACCTCTCTAGCGGCGTTATAGAAGTGCCTGTCAGCTTGTGGGTCTGGTCGGTTTAGGATAATGGCAATTTGTTTGAGCAGATCGGTTTTCATACCCCACATACACCAGTCCACAAAATGATGACCTGGCATATTCCAGATTTGGGCTGCCTCACCCAAAGCCTCACAGTTGTCTAGGCACATAAAGTTGCCTTCTTCGTCATTGATTCTGCGAAAGGAATGCGCCCAATCGTTGCCGTCTTCAATCTTTGCCATGATTGACTCTACATGGTTTGGCTCGTACCAATCGTCATCGTTGCAAAAGAAGGTGACATCCTCAGTCACCAGTTGGGGCGCGGCGGCCAGCCAGCGTTGTCCAGCATAGCCGCGACCACCAATTCTTCCATCCCAGTAACACACATTGCAGTTGGCATCAGAATACTTTTTAGTTAACGATAAAAAAATATCCCAATCGTCATCACACAAAATGTAATGGTGAACATCAGGGTAAGTTTGCGCTTTAATGGAAGCAACGCAATTTGAAAGCTCCCAAGGACGCTTGCCATTGGTCACAGTCACTACGGCTGCGGTTTTCATTGATGTTTTCCCATTCGTTTGAGTTCAAAATCAGCCAAATCCCAATACGCAACCTTAAGCCGCGCTTGATGGTTCTTTGCTAGGGCGATCAGCTGGTCATAAGTCATCGGACTATAGTTCTCGCGCCATTCGGCCACCAAGGCAATTTTTTGCCTCTTGGTGCGGCAAACGATCGCCTTTAGCATCTCCGACTTGTACAAGTACCTCTCTTGCGAGAGCTTCTCAATGTCTGATGTCTCTGTCATCTGGGTCTAGTAACTTGTTTAACCGTTCTATTTCCGCTTGGGCTTGCATGATCAGTTTTGCGCTCTCGCCTTGTACGCGCATGACTTCATGGAATAGCTGATCCTTAGTCATCGCCCAAATGCGGGTCATGTAGGCTTTCTTGGCATCATCGCCAGCCTTCTCAATTAAATCTAATACGCTGATTGCGTGTTCCATCAAAAGTCTCCAGGGGCGGTCATATACGCCAATATTTGTTTAGCAGCTGCGTTGGCTTGTTCGTCTTGTTCTGATTCAACCGTCAACGCAATAATGTCTTTCATACGCCAGATTACATATTGATCCATTACATCTAGAAACAAGTGCTCTTCATGGAATTTAATTACTCCGTTCTCCATATCCTTACCCCGTTGCCTTCCCGTCTTGCGACAAATTTACGAGCGTGGTTCTTACCCGCGCGGTAATTGTTGTTACACATGGTACGAATGTCCGTATCTTCCACGAAGAAACTGTCACCCACATCCATGGTCTTGTAGGGATAACTATTGCGTTTTTTAGTCTCTGGTGTAGGCACATTCTTTTCTATTGCTATACTCATATCGTCACTCCTTTGTTTAACCTAATAATACAACACTATGATACACACATACAACGAATATCATCTAGGCGATCAACTGATTCATCTTCACTATTTGAGAAAGGTTTGCAAGGAGAACCCTCACTTAGATTTCACGCACCATTGCCAAGAGCAATACCACGCGCAGCTGCTCCCGCTTACAGAAGACGCGCCCATCTTATTGCGCGATCTGAGCATCCCGCCACAGGCTTACAACGCGTGGATAGGCTACAAGAACTTCTTTTACAACCACGGAGCCAGGCGCGATTGGGTGGTGTTCCACCAAAGCTGGTTTGATTACCTTTCCGATCGGCTAGAAGTCGCTAACCCCATAGCTTGTAGGGAGGACTTTTTGTTTGATTATCCCGCATTAGGCGCAC